GCCCGTAGAAAACCCACGAGAAGCATTAAGATCGGCAAGATAAGCCTGATTGAGAGCAGAAGCCTGCTGAATGTCCTGAGCCTGACGTTCACGCACGGCACCCGCACGGGACATGGCTTCAGCAGCAATAGCCTGATTGCTCATCTCTAGGCCACGGGAGGCAAAGGCTTCACGGGTGGCTTGCTGGGCATTACGAAGCTCCTCAGGCGACAGTTGGCCCGTAGATGTAGCCATCTGAGCCGCACGCTGGCGGAAAGTCTCAGAGGCAGACGTAGGCCCAGCCTGCAAAGCCTGTGAGTACAACGCCTGACCAAGTTGACCTTGTTCAACCTGTTGAGCAGTAATATCAGAAACGCGACCAGCCCGCTCTGCTGCGTATCGTTCAGCCCCGTAACCCTGAGCTTGATAACCCTGAGCAGCTACTTGTGGCGCGGCACCAAGAAGAGCCGCTTGCATTTGCTGGGCTTGATAACCCTCCTGTTGAACTGTAGGAGCAGCCCCAAGAGTCGGAGCAGCAGCACGTTCAGCCTGATAACCCTGCTGCTGCACCATCGGCACAGCCCCAGCAGACAAGGCTTCCATGGTGGGCGCACCACCCAACAGGGTAGCTTGAGCCTGCGGAGCAGCACCAGCCATCGTTGCCTGACCCTGAACTGCTTGAAAGCCCTGCAAAGACACAGGCTGGGCAGCCGCTTGTTCAACAGCAGTACCCGTAGTAGCCCCATAACCTTGGAGGTTTGCTTGTGGGACTCCACCAACCAAAGAGGCTTCAGCGGAGGTAGGCGTTACGTCTCCAAAGATCCGCGTATTGGACATCGCGGTTTCAAGATCCTTATAGAAATCGGTCGGCCCACCCATCTCCCCAGCCCTTTTGAGGGCCGCAAACATCTCTGGATTGGCCTTCTCAATTGCCGTGCGATAGCCTTCGCTCTGAGACTGAAGGGCGCGAATGTCTGCATCACGCTGAAGACGATCAGCCGTTTCCTGAGCCTTAACAAGACCCGGTGTAACCTGACTGAGAATGTCAATTGCACCAGCTTGTCCCGGCTGTCCATCTTTGCCGGGAACACCACGCAAATACTGCTCCATCTCTTGCAGATTGAGCTGCGTGTACTGCGGGCGGAACTGCTGTTCTGCGCCAAGCAGCTTCTCCTGCAAGGCCGGATCGGCCATTGCGTTGATGTAATCAAGTGCCGCCTTACCCGGATCAACAGGAGCGGGCGGCGGGGGAGCGGCTGAAATTCTAGTAGAACCCATGATATTTAAGTAAGTAAACGCGCAAGCCTTTCAAAGGCACTTGTATTGTACACCCTTAGTCTACCACTCTTGTCTCTATTCCTGCGCCATGCAATGTAAGGAAGTTTGACTGGGGCTTGGTCGCAAAACCATGTTACAGAGTCACACCCCACGGCGCAATGGACAAACCAGCAATCTGGCTTGGGCGGGTACAAGACATCCTCCCCCAACTCTAGCTGGATCGCCCTCCCCATAAGCAGCCTATCCGGTAGGCTAATTACCACCCCATGCTCCAGATAAAACGTCAGGTTCTTTTCAAAGCTCTCCCCGGCCTCAAGGGCAATCCTCTTGGCCTCGTAAATGGGCTTCATTAAGAAGCTTCTGTCACAGAGCGGAACGCTTGAGAAGCCTCAAGTTTCACCATTCGCAGTTTGGGTCGGCCCTTGGTTGGCACGAACTTCATCTGAATCCCGTAGGCGCGGATGTTGCCAATACGGCCACGGACAGAGCTATCTTCCGCGATGGGAAGATCGAAGCCAAGACTTTCGGCTAGGGTGTACATTTCTGCCTCCTTGTCGATGTTTTCCGAAATCATCGTAATCTCGGCATCGCTAGGTTCCTGATCGGACGACTCAACGTGAACCTCGTAAGAATTGAAGCTCTTGCGGCCAACGTCATTAAACGTATACTGGCGGGTGCTCACCTCTGACTCAATTGGGTACGGGTTAGACGCAACACCGGGAGTGGTGTAAATGTAGTCAAACGCATCAGGGCGTTCATCAATGACGTGTACGCCACCAAAACTGTTAATGGCGTATAGCTTGTTTACCCCGCCCGCTCCACTAACAATTAGATTCGCAACATTCCAACCGCTTTGATTAATCAAATCCATGCTTTCCCAACCTTGGTTTAGAAGGTTGTAAATCAGGATAGCATTGTTAGTCGTGCTGCCATCAATTGGTACTGCAATCCAATAGCGATTGTCGTGATAGACGGCTACAGCATTGTGCGCGTAGTCTGGGTTAATCCGCTTGATAAGGGGATTGATGGGGTCAGACAAAGGCAGTCCTGCGCCGCGAAGGTTGTACAAATCTTGGAACTGCGTAGCGTAGATACCATTATCCGAAAGGAAGAATATCTTGTCGCCAATAGTAACGACACTCTTTTGCGCTACCAACCCTGCCTCGCGGGTAATCTCCTTGAGGCTAATGTCGTTTAGCGAGCCGCTCAGTCCCATCATTAGGTGAATGGAGTTGCGGTTGAAGATGACAGCATTATCTTCAGTAAACGGGTGAACATACTGAAGATAGTCAGCGATGCTTGCAGTTACCTTTAGCTGGTTGAGGATGCGGTCGTAGGTATCTGAGTCAAAAACGTCCGATAGGAGGATTTCATCCCTGACGTTCCGGTCCGTAATTGTTTCGCTGCCGCTGCTGCCCGTGGTGTTGTAGTAATAGGGGACAATCAAACGCCGCTGGTGATAGACTCCCCACGGGGGCGCGGGCATATGCGTAAAGCCAAGCTGGGAAGGCTGTCTCTTAGCGTAGACCACCTTCGTTGCTGACGAATCTACTACCTCTGCGTAAAACGTAAAACTATTCACCGTAGGCACCGTAGCTACGACATAGGGGATACTTTCGGATAAAGCAGTAGAGCCGTTATCGACGACAAACACAAGGTTGCCTACGTTTAATCCGTGTGCAGTTTCGCTTACGGTGACAATTCCATCTGCAATCACCGTGTTGCTTGCCGCATCTAAGTAGGAACTTGCAGCATAGTCTCCATTAGCTACCTTTATGAACGCCGGGGACCCAGAAAAGCTGCCATTCCATTGCAGAGCCGTAGCTCCGTCACGGAAGATGAACACCTTGTTGAACGCTTGCAGCATATTCACCGTGGACGTAAGCGTAATCCCCGTGGGGTACGCAATCGTGGTGGTAGCCTTAGTCGTCATGTTGATGGCGACTGCGTTTTGGTATAAGGCTAGAATAATGTACTCCTGACTGTCGCTTGCTGGGTCAGAAAACAAACAAGAACCAAGTGCGCCATTAAAGGCAGTAACACCAACAATAGCCCCACCAGCCTTGGAAGTGCCGCTAACCGAGTAGGTCTCAGTACCAGAAGCTCCAGCAATTTCGTAGGTAAAGGTGTTAAGTCCAGTAACAATAATAGTCTTGTTTCCGTTGGGATCTACGGTGCCGGGGCTGACATCCACAATCGCCACAGCGTAGGATGATGAAAACCCGTGATTGGTAGACGTTGTAATCGTAACCGTCGTACCAGATCGGGTGGCCGAGCTAATCACTACTTGGGGCCACATATAGAACGGCAGGGCTAGAGCCTCATTCACGGACCCAATCGTAGGGCCAAACGTATCTACACCGGGACGCACTTGCCACGTCCCATCGACGTTCATGCGTCCGTTTACGGACATAGCAAGCTCGCCAGCCTTCAGTTGGTCGGGACGTAGCCGATTGCCAAACCGAGAAAAGCCAATGTCCGCATCCTCCGTGAGCGTATTATCACGGGGACCAAAGTTGCTGTAACGAGGCATGACGGTAGTTTACACTATCCTCCCGCTCAACTACTTCATCTTCCGACGCTTGAAGTCAACGCCCTTGATGGTGCCTTTATTGCGAGAAGCGTAGAACACCTGTTCGCCGCGCTTATTGCCATACTCTTCCATCATGGCCTTCTTGATCTTCTTACCCTTTTTAGTGAGTGGCATGGTTAGCGGTATCTAGCGGTTTTCTTAGCAATCTTCTTGGGCTGCTTAACAAACTGCTTTCCGGCCTTCATGCCCTTACGCTTGGCCCTATTGGTGGCGGCGCGTTCAGCGGGGCTAAGACCCTCCCATGCAGCCTTGGGCAGATAGCGTTCGCCAGTCTTGAGGCTAGGCTTGCCGGATAGGGTGCGCCATTCCTGACGGGTCCAATTGGCTAAGCTGCGCTGTTGTGGCTTCATTTGGCCGTCTTGTACCCGCCACCCTTCTTCTTGTACTTGAGGGCTAGAAGCTGTGCCTTCCTCGCGGACCACTGCCCCGGCTTGCCGCCTTTGCCGCCAGACTTAATGGACTCAAAGAGACGCTTCCTCATTCCGGGCTTTGTGTAAACCCCGGCTGAGTTAACTGTTGAGCGGCGTTTCACTTGCAGGGCTTACGCTTGCCCATTTCACACTTACGTTTTCCACATTTCATTTTATTGTCCTCCTTGTATTCCATCATGTCCTCCGCAGCTTCGATGGCCTCGTCGGCCTCCTTCATGCGGCGGTAAAGCATACGCTCTTGGTTCTTATAACGACGTTCGTTGCGGTCTTTCATGGTTAGCAGTCCCAAGCTCGGCGGGACCAATAGTTGGCAGACAGTTTATTGGTCTTTCCCTTAATGCCGCCAGAACGAGCACAGTAGCTCTTCTTACGGGCAGGCTGGTTCTTCTTGATGGTCATATTAGCATCGCCAAAGCGGACGATGCGCTCCTGCCCATTCTGGCAGGCTTTTACCACAAACTTCTTCCCGCCCTGCACATCACGGCGCGGGACGTTGCACTTCATGGTCTTCTTATTCATCGCGCTTGAGAAGCTTAATTAGCTTCGTAAGGGTATAGGCAATAGAGACTAACACCAGAATAAAGGCAGCGATTTCATTCACTTGAGTAAGTGTAATCGTTCCCAATGAGCCTCCAACGGTAACGGCAAATACCTTCACGATGTCGTTGTCGAAGATCATTTGCGAATCAGGCTGGTCATCCGGCTACCAAACCACCAAGCAACGGAGGTTCCAGCCAACATCATAAAGCTCTGGATAGCTTCTACTTTTAGGTACTGGTCTTCGATTAGGAAGAAGCTGGTGAAAGAACCGAGGACCAATCCAATGGTCAGGAATGGCCGGGTAACGGCGCGGACGTTAGCTGCCCACGGAGCCACCTTCTCGGTCATGTCGCTTGCAGATGCGGACTGTGATGCCGCAAATGCGTTCCATGCCGCAAGTGCCTCAGCACTAGCAGCTTGCTTATCAAGCATATCCAACGCAAACTTGTTGTCCTGCTTCTTCTCCCAGATGCGAATCACCGACGTAGCAACGCTGCCGAACAGTCCAAACAGACCGCCCGTGCCAGCATTAAAGAGAAGCTCAGACCACCAGCTCATGTCGTGTAGTTTACTTGGCCCATAGCCCGCCAGCGTGCGCCGCTATCGTCAGTAACAAACACAAAAAGGTGGGTCTTGCCCGTGGCTAAGGTTGGGGCTATATCGTTTGGCCATTTAACCGTAGCGGGCCAAGTAATCGTTCCAGACGTATTTTCCACCTCAAGGGCAAACGCATATGCTCCAGAAGGGACGTTGCTGAAGGTGAACGTGCTGTTGGCGTTAATCGTCTTGATGAAGTAGTTGCCCAGCGCGCAATTGATATCTAAGGCACCTACGGTAGTTACCGCACCCTTGTACTGTCCTGTGGTCTCAAGGCTCGTAAACTTGCCGGAAGAGGCCGTAGAAGAGCCAATAGGGCGCGGGCTGGCAAACACCTGAGCAGCCGTCGTCTTGCGGAGGGCTACGTCCGCTGAGCTATGCACCAGAATCGTGTCGGCATCCGCCAGCACCGTCTTGGCCGTTTGATCCGTAACGGCACCGGGGAGCAGCACGGCATTATCAACATGGTCGTTGAGATTGGTTGCCGATACAAGGTTCGACGGCGAGGTCGTCCCGTAGGTGGTGCCTTTTTGAATTTGAGCCATGACTTAGTATATCAAGGCTTTGTGGGCCAAACTACATTATGCGGAAACCCTGCCTGAGAGGGAACATCGCGGAGAGCCTGACGATAAGCCGTCCATTGGATCTTAGCGGCGTTATCCAGCGGCGTGTCGTTAAGCTGAGTCCAATCACACTCAGTCAGCTTAATGTTGCGCTCGCGGCGCACCTGAGCAGCCTTCTGCGTATCAATCTCAGCCTGCTCCTCGGCGGTGTAGCCACGCCAGAGCTTGGTCTCTACCACCTCGCTGGGGAGGATGGCGAAGATGGAGCCGACAAACTTCTCTTGAACATCACCTTCCTCAAGACGGACAGGGAGCCAGCCAAGCTCACGCAGGCTGTCATTGTCCAGCATATCGAGGCCAGAGATGTTTCGCCACGACTTAGGTAGTGCGCGGGGACCATCGGCAATGACGCCGTTCTCAACAAGACAGTAGTTCATGGGAATAGTTTAGGCTCTTAATCTGTTCAAAAGGGTGGGTCCAGTCGCCGTACTTCTGTTGGCGAAACAACCGCATGGAGTTGTAATAGGGCGTCTGGTCGCCGGGTTCGGCATACAGATAATACCCCATAATTGGAATGACAACCCAAGTGGGGACACCCATTGCTGCGGACAGGTGGCTTACGGACGTACAGCTACTGATTACGAGGTCGCAAGAGCTTACGGCCTTATGGGTATCGTGCCACGTCTGAAGGGGTACGTCCTGCACCCAGCTAGGCTTGTGCTCTAGGTCGGCGTCCCGCTGGAGGGAGATAAACTCCACGTCGTCTCGCTTGACGGCATCGAAGAACAGGTGGGCCGGGAACAGCTTGTGGTGCTGGGCCTCAAAGGTCTTGTTGCCTGACCAGCGCAAACCAACCCGCAGCTTCTTACCTTGAACGGTGAAGTCTTGATGGATGTAGGAGTCTCCGCGAATCGTGTTTGCCTTGAGGTTAAGGTACATCGGGGACGACATCCCAGCCATCCAATAGTCGTGATAGACCCCGTACTCTGCCCCGTGCTGCACTACGGCATCAGCCAAATC